GAACACACCCTCGCTCAATATGAACACACCCTCGCTCAATATGAACACACCCTCGCTCAATATGAACACACCCTCGCTCAATATGAACACACCCTCGCAAATAGACGAAGAAAAAGGTGAAGACATAGAAAAACTATCAGAAAATATAGTCAAAGAGCAATCTAACCTCGTTCAATATGAACAGGGGTCCGCTCAATATGAACGAGGGTGCGCTCAATATGAGCAGGGGTGTGTTCATATTGAACGAGGGTCCGCTCATATTGAACAACAGAATAAGATATATATAGATAATATAGAGAATAAAGAGAATCATAACGAACGAAGTGAGTTTAATAAAGAAACTGATATGAAGATTTTGGAATGGTTCAATTCTCGTGACTTATCTTTTCCAGATCTTTCTTCTTCTGATTTTGAAACTATCATTAACCTTCCAGATTTTGCCGATAATGATTTTGATATGGCAATAAGAGAAGTTTGGGGATACTTGCAATATGATGAAGACTCTCCAGGTAATTACATTCCAGCTGAATATTTCAAAGATATTCTTTACCGTGCTTGGAATGATTTAAAAACTATCAATCCGGATTTCTCTCTTTCGGAACAAGACATGAAGAATATTTTTGGATTCGATGTTGAGATGCAGAATGGAGAACCTGTATGTTATGTGACTCCCAGTAAAATTAAAAACATCAATCAATCTCCTTCATCTTCCAGAAAAATTAAACGGAAGGGAGTAGGGGACCGAACCTCCAGATTAATATTTCTTGAATCTATCCGACAAGTCGCTGAAAGAGATACGAACATGTTGACAGATGCCGAATATGCAATATGGCTTATGATTGAGTTCGTGAAAGAACGGGAGAGTAATCAGCAACCTCGTCCATCGGAAGTGACAAAAGCAGTTTATGAAGATTTGCTTAAACGTTTCTCAAACGAATCGAAGGTACCTGTGGAAGATTTGAGAACCCTCTGGAAAGAACTTCCTCAAAAAAATACAGTTAAACTTCATCCTCAACAGTTATCAGTCGATAAGATTATAAACTATAACGTGCAAGTAAATCAGGCAAGTGATGTGGAAGAGCTTTATAACAAAAAGATGGCAGAACAACCATGAAGTCTTTTGCCACCTTCCAGAATCCTTTTCCTTAGCCGGACTTGATTATCTTATTTCGGGTTCGGCTAAAAAGTTTCTTCTAATTTCTATTTCTTCAGACAGTATTCTAATCGCATCTTTCTCTCTTCGAAAATAATTGCCTGCCAGATAACGTTTATTGCTTGTTACAGTTCCTTTTTCCACATCTGAAGTAACTTGCATCTTATCTGTAATATACCAGTAGCGTTCTCCTGTAGCTACTTTCATGTTCAAAGGCTCAATTCGTTTTAGAAAATGATTCCATGTCTTACCAACCTTAGCTAATTCTACATCCAGAGCCTTTCTTTGATAATCCGCTGGCTTGAAAGTTGTGAACGAGAAATCATCTATTTTTCCCAAATACTCGTTCATGCTGTATTTAACCGGTTCCCCTTTGATAACATAGCAATACATAACGATGTCTCCAGAGGATTTATCTGCAAGTCTTACGACTCCATATCCTTCTTGACCAGTTTTATGATTATGGAAGCATACTAAATCACATGATTTGGGAATATATTTAGTGGAAATTACGAAAAATGGGTTGCCAAATTCCTGGCCATTTTCATCTAAAACTAAATAGAGGCGATTTAAAGCATTTTCTCCGGCTGGGGTTATAATGTCTACAGGAATTGTTATTTTGTCGAAATTAGGCGTGTTTCCGTCAATTCTAAGGCATATTAAAACAGTATTCACATTCCCTTCTTGTACCAAACCTATAGAATCGTTCCATTTTACTGCATCTCCAGCTCCAAATCCTTTGTCAAACCAGTTGGCAAATGTAGCGTAATCGAGAGCTTCAGGATCGTCTGAATAACTGGAAGGTACATGCAGCTTAATATTATATTCTGTTTTGCAATAAGAACTGATTCCTTTAAAGTCTATCTCAGACTTATATTTTCTTTTTCTTAGAAAATGCTCTACTTGTTTTTTAGTTTTCATATTTGGATAAAATAATCAATTGTTAGGCAAATGTAATATGATTTTTTGATAAACATCAATTTGGATATAAAAATTTAGCTTAATTACCATAAAACGAGACTGAAAAAATAGGTGGCTGGAAAAAATCAGAAAACTTATATATTGAATTTTTATATCATTGTCAATTTGAATATATTGGGAAATAATTATTTCTCTGTATTATAAAAATAAAGTTAATAAATTGATGCTGGGATAATTACAGAATCTCTACTTCCAGATTCGATATATTATAAAATTAATGTTAGAAATTGGAGATAATTTTATTGTATTGAATAACGTGGTCTGGAAGAGAATTGGCTTTTTGTACTATGATCGACTTTTGAAAAAACGAGATTGAAAAATCAGGTCGGATTATATATACGGTATTCGCTCCATAATTGACCGGCTCTGCCTTCTTTTTTTTATATTTTTTATTGCCATATTGCTGTAAATCAGTTAATTATATTGTTTCACTAATATACAAAAGTGAAACAAATGTGCTTTTGCTCTTTGTTTTGCCTATTCTTTTGTTTTTGATACTCTTTTGAAATAATTACAAATTTATCCTTTTGTGTATGTGATTTGTTCCCGTTCCTTTTTGCATCCAGGTAACAACATCTCGCGCGCGTATATGTGTGCACATGTGTGTACATGTGTCACGATTTGCCCTAATAAGTAACCACGCATACACGCGCACGTGTTGGAGTACTTATATTGTTGATTCTCAATTACTTATAGATTTACTTGTTTTATTTGTGTTTTTATGTATCTGAAAATCAGATGTTTATAAATTATTTTTAGTCTTAAAACGAAATTAATTGATTATTTATTTGTGTATATCAAAACATTGCCATATCTTTGCAACGTCAAGTTAAGATAACGGCTACTTGATAAAGTGTTTACTTTCCGTTTTGGTTTTATCTGTAAACCTACAAAAAGCGAAAACCGCAAACAGATACGAGATAATAAACGTAATTAATAACCGTAAAAACAAGAAGTAAGAAACGGACAAAAGAAAGTAGTACATAAAAGCAAAAGGAGTGCGAAAGCGAAAGCAAAAGCGCACGCCCAGACATAAAACGGGATGTTTTGTGAACGGGGAAAGAATACCCATAACTGTAATGGTCAGTTATTAAAGATTGTCATGCAAACCGTCGCTGGCACTATGGGGGAGCTATATACATAAGTCTGCTACAAAAGCGTGCCATAGGTGCGTAGCTCCATGCAGCAAAAGGGAAAAGTGTAAACTTTGTGCTATAGTTGTGCCCAGTTGCCGACTGCATACCGAAAAACGGATGTTTACACAAAGGTGTGAAAATCTGCCCCTAATGCGAACTGAGAAAGATATATGCCCTTGCGTATATATGTAATCACCAACGCAACGCAGCCCTAACAGTGAAGAAGTGTATGCCAAAAGTGTGCTTTAACGGTAACGATGGAAATTACCTACCACATAGGCGAAAGCGTATGTAAAAAACTGCAATTCAATCGGTTTGGTTGCAGTTGGTGAGCACTCATACACAAGGCGCACGGCTCCGTTGCGCTGTTAGTGACGGGCAAAAAGTTGTACATAGAGTGTGCTGGATAGGTGAATGTCCAGTATGCTCTGATTGGGCTTTAACGCAATCGAAAGCGTGTAAACGTTTTCGGTGGTGCGTTCCTATTTTGGTAGGTCGGGGTTCGATTCCCCGATTGCCTACAATGCGCTATTGCAGAAAATTCCTAAAAAACAGTAATCATGGGAACAATTAGTAGGTATAACAGTGTACAATTTGAGAACTTGAACGCAAACGAGTTGGTAGGCGTAACTTTGGTGTATAAGAGTGTAAACCGTGACGGAGAAACGCATTATTCAGGACTGAATTTTGCCGGTGATGAATACACGCCAAAGGATAAGACACAGGACGAGATTTTCCGCGTGTGGAAGAATGTGGTAGCTACGTTCTGGACTGTGAAAGCGGTGGAAGCTGGGTTGCGTGAAGATAATGGTGGTATTGCATCCAAATTGCGTAGCGGTACACCGGCTGAAATCATAGTGCGTACAAGTGATTGCAAAGTATCAAAGAAGTGGGATGTTGAGGGAAGTGTATGGAGCCGTATTGGTTTGGTGCCTACAAAGAAAGACCTGGATTGTGCAGCGCGTGATTTTAAGAAGAAAATTCATGCTGCTACAAAAGCGTCTTTCGATGCTCTGAAATTCCGTTTGAACTTTGAAGAAGTAGTCGCAAAAGCCGCTAACTATTATGAAATCTTGGGTGTGAAGCATGATGCTACGGAAGCGGAAATTAAAGCTGCATACAAACAAGCTGCTAAATCTGCTCATCCTGATGCCGGTGGTTCCAATGAAAAGATGCAAGAGGTAAATGCAGCATGGGAAGTTCTGGGAAATGCTCAAAAGCGTGCGGAATATGATGCGCGAATGGCTGCATAACTAAAGAACTGGTAAGTCATAACATATATAGCACGTCTGGAGGTGAATATAGGCGTGCTATTTTTATGGGTAAAACGAACGTGGAAGCGTAGCGTGCAAGAAGTGCGAGTCTTTGTTACCCACTTTAATTGTGGCATGTACTTTTGAGTGCGTGCTATTTTTGTGTCTGATTGTAAACCTTTAAAAAATAAAGCATGAAACGAGCAAGAATCCAAAGAACGAGCGTGAAAATCATTTCTACCTCTTGTGCAAGTATGACATTTTATTTGCCTAAATCTCAAAATGTTACCGTGAAGCGAAAAACTGTGTATGATTTATTTAAAGCGTAAATCTATGAAGAAGTATGTTGTGGTATATAAGCGGAAAAAGTATATCAAAGTAGCTACTGCAATTGGTAGTAAATTCTATAGAATCTTGGTAGTTATATGCCTGTTGTTTTCCTGTATTGCGATAAATGCCAAAACTGTAAGGGTATTTACAGGAAACATACAGCGCGTGGAGAAGACTGTGAGAATAGATGGAAACACTTACTTCCTAACATTGAAAGATGGTACCATGTACCAACTAGAGGATGAGAAGCAATATAGTATTGTATTGGGGAGTTGGAAATATTTCAAGTTTATAATGATTGATGTGAAAGATAATGGCAAAAAAGAATGATATAGCCAGTTTCTTCTACTATATGTGGAATTGCTGGGATGAGCATGAATGTGCTGTTGCTTTTGAAAAAGCCGAATGTGGATGGAGGCATTTATGGAATAAGTATCGTGAATATAATAGTCAAAATGGTCATTATGGAGCGGTAGAAGAATTTTTTGCCAATTTGGATGACAGGAATCAGAACTTACTTGTAGAGCGTGCACTGGAAATGTACAGCGGTAAAAAACGTATCAAATGAAAAAGATATTCAAAGTAATCGTGGGATGTGTTATTGTTATACTAACATTAAAAGCTTGCCGCTTGAATTATGTGTGCGATGTAGTCGATAGCATCCCAAAAGAAATCCGAGAGCGCATAATTACAGAGCATCCCGAATGTGCCAATATTGATTTGTTGGTGAAATTCTGGGAGACTAAAGGAGATTCCCTTGTTTCTGAAATTGTTCAGGAACAAATATATGACTGTGAACTTACCGAGTATTTGAAACTCCATCCTGAAGAGAACAATTAATATCAAGACAATAATGGAAACAAAAGTGTGTAAAGAATGTGGTCAGAGTTTGCCCAAATCAAATTTTTCTAAGAACAAGGCAACCAAAGATGGGTTGGCAAACTATTGTAAGAAGTGTGACAAAGAAAGAAGACGCAAATCTAGTGGAGGCATAACTCAACAAGGAGTAAAAGCGACTCTGAAAATGTCTGACTTTGATGACAACATGTTGTTTGCTGAATTGCGTAGACGTGGATACACTGGAGAATTACGTTATTCCAAAGTAGTAAATATATAGGTATGTACACAAGTTATGGCTGGGAGTTGACTAATCTTTTGCAGGGACAAGATGAAGAATATCTGCTTGAAGTGTTAACGGAAAATTACAGACGTTTGAGAGATGTGCCAGATCATCTTATTGTGACATTGCTTGAATACCGTGGTTATACTGGGAGATTGATAAAAAGTGAAAATTAAAATAAAGAAGTATGATACCAGAAATTATCGAACAAATGCGCAAAGAGTTATACGATACTAAATTGTGCATCTCTGATTTCGAGAAGTATGATTTGAAAACTCTTGAAAAGACTAATGAGCCATTTTTTTGGTTAGTGCGCACACACGGAACACATCTGTGTTTTATTGGCCCCAGTGTAGAAAGTCTTTTTTCGTCAGAAAGTAACCGGTTTGCAATTATGAAAGATTCTCTTGCGATAATAGCAAGTATTGTTTATTGGGACGATTTGGACTATAATAAGTATTTTTATTGGGATGGAGCACAACTTCAAAAAGTATCTAAAGATAAGATTGTTTCAATATTCAATAATATCTGGGGAAGCCGGATACATCAACTTTCCATTCAATACCCTGAAGAGTATGCAGCCATAAACAAACCATTGGAATTTAAAATGTCCCCAGAAATATCAGAGCGTGTAAAAGAGGTCAAGAATATTGCTTCGGAATTGCAAGATTCAAGTTTTGAAGATTGCTTGAAAAGTCTACAAAAATGGGTGAGATTTGCCGTTAACCAACATATTGAAATATACGGTGATTTTGCGAAAAATAGCTTTGGATTCTCTGAGGTGGTAAATGGCGAACGCAAAATTTGCGGCGGGATAATTATGTCCCCAAATGCGACTGAAAGACGTTGGAGCATTCATACATAAAACTATTGTAATATGAAGTATTCAGTAAATCCTAATCTCAATGCTGTTATGAATAGTATTGAGAAACAATTGTTATCCAAAGGAAAGGATAAGCAAGAGAGTATTCAAATTATTAAGAGGTATATAAAATCATTTCCTAAAGAACCGGATTATAATTTGGCACAACATGGAGGTATGCTTGTTTCCCCTTATGATGTGAGAGAATTGAATATTAAATGCGGTTATAGTGCTGTTGTTCAGAACAAAATTTCTGACGGGAGAGTCTGGAGTATATACTTGTTGCAAGTAGGAAGAGTTGCAAGGGAACTTTTAAAAGCAAACGAACTATGAAAGTTATATCAGAAATTTCACTTCGAGATTTCAAATTTTGGAGTGGGGGTGAGGATCGGGCAAAGAACTGTACCGATGAACAACTGGATAAAATTGAATCCATAATGGAAAGTGATGCTCCTGAAAGTGGTTGGACCGATGATGACATAAATAATTTCTTTTGGTTTGACTTTGATACAATCGCAGACTGGCTTGGATATAAAGACGAAAAACATTTTGATGCAGGCGTTAGAGAAGATGATGTGAAAGAAGCGCAAGATTGGTTTGATGGTATTACAGACACCGAAGATATGATTGGTATTGCGGGTTTTGATAGGGAAGACTATATTTCTACAGATGAAGATGGGAAAGAAGAATTTGATGAAGATCTTGTTTGCTATGACTTTTCAAATTGGTGGGATAATATGGATGATATTGAACAAGTGAAAGAGTATCGTAAGCACGAGTAAAGTGTTATGGTAGAAATCCGGGTTCGATTCCCGGAACACTACATATATTAGTTGTTTCCATGTGTGTTGTTCGACATGTTTTTGTTTGAAGGGTGGCGCGATCAGAATGTTATTGTTCTGGTTGCGCCTTTTCTTTTAAAGTTAAAGCGAGTTAATATTCAAAAAGTGGACAACTATGGACACCATCAAAAAACTATTCGATAATAAAAACAAAAGGAAATATGCAAAAGGAGTTGTTAGAAATAGAGTTTCGTTATAATGACAGACCGATAGGTAGCCGCCCAGCTACTTCTTGTAGTAAGACAATTGCCATAGGTATATTTGATACTTTGGAAGAAGCAGTCAAGGCAGGTAATGAAACATTGAAGGTGTTGTCAGAACATTTCCAAGTAAGAGCAGATGACCGCTTTAAAGTTCGTGGTTTGTTTGGCACTCCAGATAGACTTGTTACAAATTGTTGCTATACAACTAAAGGGATTGCATATTTTGCAAGGATTACTCCTCTGAAATTTAATGATCTCTCTGAAACTATAGCAGAGACATTTAAAGCATACGATAGATACAGACAATATAGACGTGAACAAGAAAACGATGAATAATATGGATGTAATAGTCTTAAATCACAAAAACAAAGTGTCCTTGCAGGTACAGCATGTAGATATTGGTAGTTCTATTGATTTGCATTTTCCAAACGAAAATCAATCATTTGATGCTTTTCAGAAACTTCGTGAAATAGGTGTGAGATGTTTCCATGCTGGTAAAAATGCTCCTTGTGGAGCTTCTGTAATGATGTATTCTTATGGTAATGATAGTCTTCAACTTCAAATAAAGTAGTAAAATGGAAGAAAAGAAGTATATAAATATTGATAATATGGCGACACGCCTTTGTCAAATTCTCAAAGATGCACGTGAAAGCATGGTTGATGATGAAAATAAAGATTTTATCATGGAGAACTTTTCGGATGAATATCTGGAAGATTACAGCAATGTAATGGCTTGGAAATTTAATTCTGATATGAAGAAATACTTGCATAATCCGGACCACAGGATTTGTGGTAATTTCAATAACATTGATTATGACTACCCTTATCATATTTATGGAGAGGTTACATACGACACACCTCTTGTAAATGCTATGGTTGCTAGATTAGATGCCGGTGAAGACAGCGAACAAGCTAACGAGGACCGGGACTTTCTTGTTGACTGGTTCTTTGAAACTTTTGGAACATGGGGAATATCCTATAATTTCCAGTCAAATATATCAGAGTTCCTTTATATGGAGTTTAAAAACCAACAATCTTAAATCAATGAAAACAATAACATTGCAACTGTACACTTTTGATGAATTGTCGGAAGAGGTACAAAAAGAAATTATTGAGCGTGAACGCTGGAATATAATGGATCAGTGTATGGAGGCTTACGGTTCAGATTATGTAACGTCTCTAAGAACTTTCGAGAAATTGACAAATACCCAATCATGTAGTTGGAGTGTTAATTATAGCGGATACAATTTTAATTTTAAATATAATAATAATCCCATTTTTGAGTGTCCAATAGATTGCAGTAATGATATTTATGCAGAGGAATTATGTGGTAAACTATTATTTCGATATATCAATAATAATATTATGCCATACATTACACAAGGTAGATATTATTCATCTTCAGGCAAATATATAAATGAAAAATACACTTACAAATACAGACGAAGCCGTATTATCAAATCTGTAGGTGATGATTGTCCACTAACAGGTATGTGTTATGATTTCTACTTGCTTGAACCTATCATCAAATATTATAAAACTTGGTGCAGTTATCCGGACAACTTTTCGCTCACAGACTTAATAGAACAATGCTACGACAGTTTTTTCAAATGCTGGCATGAAGAATATGAGTATTGGGCCAATGATGAAAATGCAATCCGGGAGGAATTACATAACAACCAGTATGAGGACAGGTTGTATTATATGGATGGAAGAGTCTATAGTGGACCGTTAGATGATGTTGCATAATTAAAATTCAAAAAACAATGATACTCAATATAGTAAAAAATGGTACAGATTCTTCAAGTATTTTAGAATGCGTGAGAAAAACTTTCAATAACTCAAAGGTCAGTATTAAAACAGACTATGAAATATCTGTTGATATTGAAGTAGTTGGCGAGGGTGGACTGCACAGTTTGGAAGGACTAAAAGAACTGGAAGATTATTTTAGAGACTATGACATCAGGGTTTGGTAATTTTAAGTGGTCAAGAAATGAACGGAGAACAGATAATACCGCCAATTACTGATCCATTAGGGAAACATTGGCAACAACCTCACAGAAGATTTATTGAACTGGACAATACCCATGCACTTATGAGCGAACAAACGTTCAAGGGATTAAAAGAATATTCTACCTCAATACCCACAGGAAGATACGAAGGTAAAATGTGGAAAGGATTTACAAAAGGAGAATGGTATCTTGTATGGTTCGCTCCTGACATAAATCACAACTTACTTCGTATAGAAAGAAGGATAATATTAATAGTGTAAAATAAAATAAGAAAGGAGTAAAATAATGAGTCATTTTGTAGTAATGGTCATTGGTGATGACGCAGAAAAACAATTAGAAAAATACGACGAGAGTTTGGAACTTCCTCCGTATATAAAACACACAAAGGATGAGCTAGTAGCTTTGAAAAGAAAAGAGATTGAAGATTATCGAAACACTGTATATGCAAAGTATCTGGAAAACAAAGAACTTTATAAACAGGGTTGTGAAAATGAAAGACATATAGAATATCTGGAAAACGAGTTTCCTCAAAAGTTACATTGGAGTGATGAACAAGTATATCAAGATGCTATAAAATACAGTGAAATAGACGAAAAAGGGAACGTTATTTCAACATATAATCCGGATGCTAAATGGGATTGGTATGTAAGAGGTGGCAGATGGGCTGGATACCTCTGGCTGAAAGAGGGAACTGAACCATTGGTACCTGTCAATTTCTCATGGGGATGGAGCGAAGAAGAAAAGCAGAAAGTTATTGATGAAAACAGAGCAGATGTAGCCGTAAAAAAAGACATTGCTAATTTGGATAATATTATACCATTTGCTATTGTTAAAGATGGTCATTGGTATGAAAAAGGACAAATGGGCTGGTGGGCTGTTGTGCTGAATGAGAAAGATGACCATATCTGGGAAGAAGAAGTGAAAAAACTATTAGAAGGACTTTCAGAGGATACTATCATTTCGATTTATGATTGTCATATTTAATATATAACAGATTAGAAATGAGTAAAGAGGAATTGATAAATCAAATAATTGCAATAATTGGATCTGATGATAATTTTGATAATCAAATTTCCGATTATGAACATGTTTCAATGTCGCGTCCAGAAGATTTGATTCAAGATAGGACATCGTTTGAACAGATGGTTTTGTACGCTAATGAAATGATGTATAAAATCGAAAATGTGAGAAATTTGGTATTAAATGAAATAGATTAATATTCAAAGTGGAAAGATATGATATTATTTGAAAACCCACCTACTGTCTATTTTGAGAAAGTAGAAGATTATGAAGAAAAATCGACTCCGTGGAGACGGGTTCCTCCTACATATAAAGGCTCCTCAACAAAAAATGGACGTAACAAGAAGCAAATAAGAAAAGACCGGAAACGAAATAAGAAAAGATAATTATGTCACAAAAATCAATGAAACTCCCAAAACTGTATAGGATCATCGTTGATGTCCAATTTGGAGACATGCTGGACGAATGCAATAAACTGTATGATGGCGAAGGGTATGGAACTGTCTTTACCGATGCGAATGGAGATGCTGTTATTGACTATCTTAAACAATGGGATAGTGATGAATGGACTGACGATGATATTCGCAGCGAAGAACCAAGGTGGGTGAATAATGGCACTGATTCCGTACATCAAAAGGATGGATACACCCTTATTTACAACTCAACTATTGGTGGTGTATATATGCTGTATCGTGAAGCAAATGATGCTGAAATAGAATGGTATAATAACAATTGATATGTATGAAAAATGAAACAAAAATAACTTTCGTAAAATCTCCAGAAGAAGGAGAAATATGTGCTGTATTTGTGAATGAATTTTGGGATAGGTTCAAAACTAAATTGACAAGCTATATGCACATCGGACAACACGCCGGTTGCTCTCCTGACATTCTGAAAAATTGGCCTTTAGCTACTGAACAAGAATATCGGTCATTGTTAGAAGAACTTAACACAATAGGATATGAAAACATCAAAATCATTCAATCAAGAATACATTGAGAAAGCGAAAACGCTAATCCATGAGATCCTCGAAGATAAAAAAGAGTACGATGACTGGACTCAAATCTGTTTTTCCATGCAAAATGCAGTACAAGCTGCGGCTAATATATGGGGAATATCATCAGATGAACAGATTAATAAGATGAGAGC